ATGCCATACGAAAGGCTTATTTCGATAAGATAATGGGTGCTGCCTTTGAGCTATCAGTATATGATACTATAGCTCCAGATGGTTCAGAGCCTCCTTTCTTATTGATAAGTAGTCAGACATCAACAGAGACTAGCGATAAGACAAGCTATAACTTTGATGTAAGCATACAGTTTGACATTATCTACAGAACCTTCAAATCTGGGGAAGTAGGGCAAAAATCGGTTGATGAATGGGCTAATGCTCTTTTAGAGATTATTGGAACCGCACCAGCCAACTACCCAAATGCAGGTCCTAACTTTAACATAGTCACTAGGAATATGGCATCAAACCAGGCTACTTTTGACTATGTAGAACAAGCGTATATTTTTAGAAGAATCATAGTGGTAAATCACTATGTAACTCAAATAACATAATTAATTAATAGGATTTTAAACATATAAAAAAACATAATATGGCAACCACAGGGATTTTTAACGGTACTTTACTTGTAGTAAAGTTAGGCGGAGTAGCATTTGCTCACTCTACATCTTGTTCATTAAGCGTAAGCACAGACTTACCAGACGCATCTACAAAAGATAGCGGTGGATGGGCAGCTCAAATTCAAGGACAACGTTCTTGGTCAGTATCAACAGATGGTTTAGCAGTTATCGAGGCTTCTGCTGCTTTAATCAACGTAGAAGATTTATTCTCTTCTATCAGCTCAAGAACTGATGTTACTTTGACTTTCTCTACTTTTGTTAGTGGTGACAAGATTTGGACTGGAACTGCACAAGTTGAGTCTTTAGACTTTACTGGTGACATGGAATCTCCAGCTACATTCTCTGCATCATTTACTGGTACTGGAGCATTAGTGATGACTACCAACGCATAAACTAAAAACCAAAATATATGAGAGGACAATTTAACCTATCACTTTCTGATGGTAAGGTAATACCGCTTCGTTTCTGTACATGGTCTCTAAAGAGATTCTGTCAGTTACAAGGTATAGGACCTACTGAAATAGGTACAGCTTTAAGTGGTGAAACTGCTTTAGATGCAATAGTTAACTTAGTTAGGTCTGCTGCTGAATATCCATTCTACAAAGAAGGGAGAACTCCAGACTTCAAAGAGATTGACGTATGCGACTGGATAGATGATATGGGCGGTATTGCAGGAACTCAGTTCCAAGATATTATGGCTGCATTATCTGAAAGCATGAGTAGTGGCATAGAGCAACCTAATTCTACATCAAGCGAAGGCGGTGAAGAAAAAAAAAATTAGAATGGCTTGACATAGAAAGATATACAATGGGGGAGTGTCAAATACTTCCCCATTTGTTTTGGGATATGACCATGGCTGAATTAGACTTTATTTGGTATGGTTATAGGCACAAAGAAGAGCAAGAGTGGATAAGGTCAAGATGGCAAACTACTATTCTTGTAAATTTGCAACTACCTAAAGGCAAAAAGGTTAAGCCTAGCGAACTTTTAGAGTTAGATTGTGATAAGAGGAATAAAAAGAAGAATGTTAGGATAATGAGTGACGATGAGTTACAAGCAGTCTTAAAAAAATACGAAAATATTAAACCAGTATAATAATGGCGAATCAAGAAGGTGTAGATATTATAATTAAGGCCACCGACCAGTACACAGCTACAATTAATAAGATAGCTGCATCTAATGAATTATTTGGTAAAAGCGTTAAGAATAATGAAAAGGAAATAGCTGCACTTGAAAAGTACATGGTAACACTAAGGGTTAATGGTATTGACCCTGCTGATGCGTCCATGGTAAAACTAAAAAATGATTATGATAATCTTAATAAATCTATTAATAGTGGTAATGGTTCATTAAAAGATGCTAATAAAAAATGGACATCTTTAGCATTAGTTGTGCAGGATTTACCTTACGGATTTAGGGGTATTCAAAATAACTTACCAGCATTATTTGGTAGTATAGCTTCTGCTGCAGGACCAGCATATTTTGCATTTTCTGCATTAGTTGCATTAGTAACTGCTTATGAGAAAGAAATAAGAGCATTATTTATAACAACAACTGCTGCCGAAAAGCAACAAGAATTATATAACAATGTAGTCAAAGAATCTGGTTCTGCTTATGTAGATGCACAAACAGAAGTAATATCTCTTACTGAAAAAGTTAAATTAGCTAAACAAGGTTATATTGATAAGCAAAGTGTAATTAACGATTATAATGATACTATTGGTAAGACTATAGGCGAACAAAAAACTCTTGAAGGAGTAAATCAAGCCTTAATAAATCAAGGCCCAGCTTACGTTGATTATATGAATAAGTTAGCAATGGCTGTTGCTGCATCTAAACTTGTTGCTCAAGAAACTGAAAATATAATTAAAATGTCTACTAAGTCTGCAGGAGAGTTTGTAGATGGATGGGATGCTTTTTTTAATGCTAAATTTAATTTTGGTGGGATTGTTCAATCTATGGTAGCAAGTTCTGAAGCTACTATAAAAGTTGGAGAAAAAAATAAAAAAAGTCAATTAACTTTAGCAGACCAGACAAGAGTTAGCTATGTTAAGATAATGCAGGATATGTACAAGGCCGCTGGTGAGGCTGCTAAGAAAGCAGGAGTTGTGCCAGGTGTTGACCCAAATGCTAAAAAGGCTCCAAAGCCTACAGTAAATAAGTATTTTGAAAATCAAGCACAAGAAGAATTTAACTTTTACAAGGATAGCATTTTTGAGGCTCAAAAGTATTATAATCAACTAAATAATATTCAGAAGATTAATGCAATAATGGAAGCGTCAATAAAAGGAGCTTCTACTGATGAACTACTTGCTATACAAGCTACTTATAAACAAAAGGCTTTAAATTTTGAAAAAGAACAACAAAGTAAAATATTTGAAGAATTACATAAGGGTCAGCAATTAAACAAAAAATTGTCTGATGATTATAATAAAGAAAAAATTGATGCTCAAGTTAGCTTTACTCAAACGTATATAAAATCTTTAGATGCTCAATTAAGAGCTGAATTAAGATTACATAAGGGTAATGTAAATTTACAGCAAGAAGATATTAAGGGCAAGATTGCATATCTTAAATTTGCTCAAGTATTTTCTGCTGGTAATATTAAGTCTACTGAAAATATTAATGCTGCTTTATTAAGGTTAAATGGTACATTAACTGGTGTAGGTACAAACTGGGCTAATACAGCAAATAAAATAGTTTCTATATCAAATGATTTTTTAGCTAATTCATTTGTTTCTCTTGGGGAAACTTTAGGAAAAGCATTAGCTGGTGAAAAAGTACAGCCCTTTGTTGCCTTAGCTGGTATATTAGCTGATGCTTTAACTCAATTAGGACAAGCATTAATTAGCTTTGCCATTTTAGAAGGTGCAGCATTTGAAGCACTTAAAAATCCAGCTTCATGGCCTATAGCCTTGGCTGCTGGTGTAGCTGCAGTAGCTGCTGGAGCATTACTTAAATCAACTCTTAGTAGTAATAAAACAAAAAAATTTGCAAATGGTGGTATTATCTCTGGTCCTACAATGGGATTAATGGGAGAATATCCAGGTGCAAGTTCTAATCCAGAAGTAGTAGCTCCTTTAGATAAACTTAAAGATATGATTGGTGGTGGTGGTGGTGGAACATTTGTATTAAAAGGACAAGACTTACTTTTGTCAGTAAATAGAGCACAGAAGGCATCAAATATTAAAGGACAAAACATCAGCTTAGCATAATGGCATACGGATTAAGATACATGATGACTGAGAAAATGAGAGATGGAAACTCAGCTATTATAAAAATATACCAAGATTCCTATACTGGAGATTTTTATACTTATAAACTTGCCAATATAACTCTTGCACCAAATTCTAATGAAGATGACCCTATTGGTGGAATTATATCTTCTCAATTAAATGTCTCTTTTTTAGTATCTACAACTGATGACTATACGAATTACCCAGATTTATTAAATGCTAATGACAGAAAGTACTATGTAGAATTAATATATACTTTTGGTGTTGGTGGAGAATTAGTAAAATGGAAAGGTTTTATATTTAATGATTATATAGAAATTCCATTTACAACTGGTTATCAAGAAGCAAAGTTTGTGTGTGTTGATGCCTTATCATATTTGAAATATTTTAAATATAGTTCAATAAATGGTAACTTAAATTCTACAACTACATTATTAGATATAATAAATTTATGTCTAAATACAATAGCTTTCCCAACAACTACATATTTTTATTCTTGTTGTTCATATTTTGCCTCAGCTATGGTCGATAGGGGTACTGGTGTATCAAATGAGCCATTTTCTCAAACATATATGTACAAAAGAGAGTTTGTAGGTGTTGATTACTTTACTATATTAAATAATATTGTAAAGTCTTTCGGATGTAGATTATTTCAATACGAAGGTATATGGTATATATTACCTATAAACGAAATGGCAGCAGCTACTATTTATTTTACAAAATATCAAATAGGTTCATCTCCTTCATATATTACAAGTGGAACATTAACCACAGCAGTAACAATATCTCCATATTCTGCAGGTAATGTTCATTTTATAGAAAATAGCCAGACTAAAATTGTAAGAAAAGGATATTCAAGAGTAATAGTAAATACAAGTTTTGAGTTTGTAGATAATTATATAAACAATGGCGATTTTAAACAATATGGTTCAACTTCAGCCGCACCTACATCATTTGATGTAACATTAACTGGTGGTGGATTTATTACTATTTATGATTTACCAGATGATAAATATAATGATGTAAGACTTCAAGCTGGTTCTGGTGCTCTTGGAGGAGGTACGGTTCAATTTGAAATGAGTGGAAGTTCTGGCACTCCAGCATATTTACCATATATGATTAACCAACCTGGTTCTGTATCATTTGAATATGATTTATACTATGCAGGTCCACTTCCAGGTTTTGGTCAACCAGCAAGATGTAAAATGTTTATAATAGTTTATGTTTCTGGAACTGCTTATTATTTAAAAAATGATGATACTTGGACAACAACTGCATCGTATATAGAATTGCCAGAACATAACACAGCTGGTTTAGCTACGAGTCCAAGAGGAACGTACACAAAAAATATACCATTTGGTATAGCAGCCGCTGGTACTGGAACATATATTTATGGATATGCAAAAGTTGGGTTCTTGCTTGATTTAAACTATAGTTATTTTAGATTTAGAGACTTTAGATTAAAGCAAGGTTCTGACACTTATTCTTCTGTACAAATAAAAAGAACTTTAGGTTCTAATTTAGCTTTAGAAAAAACAATAGATGTTCCTTATGGAGCTACATATCCAGATACTACTCAGCCAAATACAATAGGTACATTATATAGTAGTGCATTAAATAAACTTACTGGATGGTATAGATATGGAATAGCTGGTACTTATTCTAGTTTAAACATATTATTATGTAGACAATATTCAAACATATTCAATAAAAACATGGCTACATTAGAAGCTGATTTAGGGGCATTACAAAATAGTGGTGGTATTGGGTTATACTTACAAGCAAAATATACCATGAGTGATACAAGTCCAGGTGCATTATCTTATAGCGGTAAAACATTTATGGCTAATAGATTAACTGTTATACCATCAGCTAATCAAACACAAGGGATTCAATTATTAGAAATTACGAATACGGATAATGGTTCTACGGAAACAATAACCTATGAATAAAAAATAAAAAAATGGCTATTTTAGGAACTAATGTTATTTTATACTATTGGAATGGTTCTTCAAACATTCCATTTGGGGCAGCTACAAACTGTTCTTTTGATGCTAGTACAGACTTATTAGGAGTAGCTTCTTCATATTCAGCATGGTTTACCGATTCAGTTCCTAATTTATCTACTTGGACAGTAAATTGTGATGGTTTTATAGCTAATGGTGATTATGAGTTTAAGTTAATGCTTGATGCACAGTTAGCTAGAAATCCAATAACTATTAAGTTTAGTATTGGAACATCGCCAACTTATATTTTATCTGGAACAGCTAACATTGTATCAATAAATGCCACTGGTCCAGTAGAGAATGTGGTAACTTATAGAATAACGCTACAAGGAAGCGGAAGATATACAATATCTTAAAAATAATATTATGGCTATTTTAGGTACAAATTTAGTTTTATCATATCGTGAATCTGGAGGCAGTTATTCAAACTTTGCAGCTTCAACTAATTGTTCTTTTGATGTAACAACATCACAGATAGATGTAACTTCTTATGCTTCAGATTGGTTTAAAGAATTTAAAAATGATATATCAGAATGGAGTACCACTTGTGATGGGTTAATTTCTATAGGTGGTTTTGATTATAAGGATATGCTTGATGCTCATTTGAATAGAACTAAGATAACTGTCAGATTTGATATAGGAACTGCATCAGCAAATGTTATTTATGGATTTGGTTATATTACTTCATTAACACTTACTGGACCAGTAGAAGGAGTTGCTACGTATTCTGTTACTATTCAAGGAATAGGACCATATAGTTATAGCAATCCAACTAATTGTGGAAGATATTATGTTACTATAACAAGTGGCGGTGGTGGAATAGTAGAATATGTTGATTGTAGCGACAATCAAACGTATGCAATAGCATTAAGTGGACCTGGTTCATTCTATCAATGTGCTCTTATATCTGGTGGATTAGCTCAAATATTTATAATAAGTGGAACTGGAACAATATCCCCAACTGGATTATGTGCAAATCAATAATAAATGAAACATATTAAAGACTATTTACTAATCATTCTTATAGCATTTTTTGCTATATGGGTGTATTTAGAGTTTAACAAGACTTATAAACCAGTTGATTTTAGTGATACAAGTAAGTTTACTAAGATTAAAGAGGTTCACGATACTACGTACAAAACATTGTACGTTAATACGTACAAGAAGGGAAAGGATATACCATTATATATCATTGATTCTGTACAAGTTTCTGTACATGATACTT